CGATGGTCAGTGTCAGTTCCTTTGGAAGTTCGTTGCGGATGAGTTCGCTTTGATCTGTTGCCGTGAGGATGGTAAGAGACTTCAGCCAGCCGCGTTTGTGGTACCACGCAAAGATGCGTAGGATAATCACGTCGATAGCAGGCAGACAGATGGTGATGTCGAGGTTGTTGCCGGCGAGGTGGCTCACAGCCTTCAGGATTTTCTCTACTGTCACATCGCCATTCGTCTGAAATGGCATCCACTCATATTTCTTCAGCAGTTGTGGCAGTGTGCGCTCGATGCAGCACGGTTCTTGGTAGTTGAATTTTTCCATAACTATTCGGTTTTATATTTTTCACGATTGACGCACAGTTGTCGTGGTGCGTTCTGTTCGATGTTAAGACCCATGACATGCCATTCGGCGTATTTTACGGGTGCGGAAGCCCATTCCGCGCTATCCAGTTGCAGACCAGCCAGCGCATCCATTGTCGGGCGGTCGTATGTAGTGCCGGTGATAGGGCATTTACCTGTACGTTTCAGTTCGCGGAGGTAAGAGAGCAGATCCTGGACGTAATCATCCATTGTCATCTGTACGTCAGCACCCAGTTCGTCATCCTGGCGAGCCGATTTAGCCAGAGAGAACGATTTGGCACGTATGAGGAAGTAGATAGCATGAGCATAGTTGACGACGTGGCTATTGGTGCCCTGTGCGTCAATTAGGATGGAGTACGCCATACACGGTGACTTTGCCGTGTTCTGGTTGCGCATGAATCCTGAGTTATCGTTGATGGTACGGATTTCGTAGTATGCCTTATCCTTAGACCCCTTTTTAGGGTCGTGGCTGATAGGCTCATAGAGTTCTGCCCATTTTTCGAGTATTGCACTGATGTTTGCTTTCATACCTTATTATTTTAGGGCTGCTGTGGCACAGCAGCATACGGAACTATTCTTTGGGTTTGTGGATCATTTCTTCCAATTCCTTTTCGTCGATGTCGATATGTCGAGCCACCTTTGAGGTGACAATCTTCTGGACGGCTCTTGCCCATGCAGCGCCGTTGCATGACGACTCGTTTTCGAGGATAGACACCACTGTGCAAAGGATAAAGATAGCAGCTACATACTGTCCGAGGTGCAATCCTCCGAGGTGTCCGAGCAGTTGTTTATCAACACCCTCTGCCAGCAGTATGCAGAGCCATACGATAGCCAGGTCAGAAATCATCTTTGTCATGTGTGAGGACTTTAACTTACCATCGGCACCCGCATTCGGGTATTTCGCTTTCACGCGGCGGTTTAAGCGCCATGCCGTGAGGCAGTCGATAAGTACAGCGAACACGCACATGAAGGCATAGGGGAGCGTTGGCTCCAGCCATGCCCATACAATTCCCAGTCCGACTGCTATCAGTCGCGGTACTGAGCCGAAGAAACTCTGAAAGAAGGTGTAGATACTATTCATTTTTTACCATGTTTTTATATTGCGAGAGCAGCGAGTGGGCTGCCATTGATATCGAGTTGTACGGAGAACTCCACCTGCATGAAGTTTCCGCTTGTGCGGTCTATGCCATCCACCGTCTCATCAGGAATGATATGGCATCCTATCCAATGTCCGTTGATTTTTATCCAGGCGAACTTAGCCATGATGAACTCGTGCATGAACCACGAATGCCATGCTTCGTCGAGTGGTCCGCTGCATAGTTTCCATGTCTCGTAGTCGTTTTTCTTCGTGACGAGACCGCGAGAGAATGAGTTGAATGTCTCTTGTATGGAGCGGATGAACGACTCCTGTGTGACATTTGTTTCAGAGGTACGCAAAGACTTCACGCTGATGCTTTCGAGGCATCCGAGTCCGTTGACGAAACGGAACTCGTAGCGGTCTTTCTGTCCCGCAGGCAGTGCATACACCTGACGACCATTAACCGTCTGCAGTCCCTCGTTGACGATGTTCACCACCGACGATGTAGGACCATTGACGATGTTTCCGCTGCTGACAGGTTCGGCATAAGACTGCGGGCATACCATGCTCTCTCCGACAGCCACCACCTCCGGCATTGTGTTCGGTTTGCGAGTGAAGTGCTGTGCCGACTTGCTGCCAGAGGACAGCAGGCGTTCCATGTCTGAGTAAGCACCCATGATGCAATACTGGATGGTGTCAATCGTCACTACCCCCACGTTGTCGTGAACCTCTCCATTCTGCATATACTCATCGCAGGCCGACAGTTTGTAACCGATACGCGGGTAGTTAGTAGGTGGGTTTACCGTGTACTCATACTTATCCGCCACAGCACGTAGTGCGCTGCTGATGTCAAACGTCAGAATCTCCCCCGACTCCGCCGGAGAAGACAGCGTAAGGTCGGCAAAGTTGATATCGACCCCTTCGAGGAATGCCGATACCTTCAGTTTGACGCGATGGAAAGCGCAGTCGCCATTGATGATAGCCGCTGTCACCTGATAGGTGATAGGGCTTCCTACGAGCGGTGATGCGCCTTGTATGAGTAATCCTTGTGCCATATCTTTTCTTTTATTTTGAGGTCGCTATGACATAGCGACATACAGAACTATTTACCTTCGTCGTCAGATTGTGTTGTCACGCCCGATTTAGAGCGGTCGAGCGTTGTCATTACCTCCTTTTGCACCTGCCATACCAGGTGGCGGTCCCACTTGTTGAAGCGCGAAAGCACTTCGAGCGGTTTGAGCATGATGTTGATCTGCGGTGATTTCAGGATCAAGCGAAGCAAAAAGCGTTCGCGGATGTCAGTACCACCGTTGCTACCTACGAGAGACAGCGGCGAAGAACCCAGCAGGCGACCATCAAGACCCAGAGCCATGAATACCACTGATGACAGTTCAGCCGTCTCTTTCTCGTTGGCTGCCACCACATCCTTGCTGTTGCTTTCTATCTCCACAATCTCGAAGCTCTTATGCTCCTTACCGTCCGTTCCCATGAACGTGAATGCCAGCAGAGACTGTCCGGCATTATTGCGGTTGGCGAGCCATTGGTTTATCTGTGTGTAGAGTTTGTCGCGTATCTCAGCCTGTTTCTTAGCATCAGCCTGAGCCTTTTTAGCCACGAATAGCTGCTGCATGTAATCGTTATGCAGATAGATGACACGTCCGATGACATTGCTGTTACGCTTGCGAGAGAGGCGGTCTGAGAATATCGTTGTGATGTATTCGTAGATATCGCCACCAAAGATAGAGTACCAGGCAGGAGTCGGGTAATATGGGCGACCAGCGGTAGGATAGACCGTCGGCAAAACAAAGTGCGTCGGTCTGTTTTTGACAGATACATTCTTCTGGCGAGCCTCACGTACCTTCTCCTCCAGTGAAGCAAGAGGAGAGGGCACATGGAGGGCAGGTATAGCATTGATAGGCGCGTTATTCTCTCCACCCTGTTCGATGAAGTATTTATCAAGCCATCTTGTAGAGCAGTACACGAAGTTAATCTTACCCATTTCATCCATACGCTCCATGCGGGTCGTATGGCATGAACGGTGGGCGATACCCGTCACGCGAGGAGTCCAAGTCTTCGTTTCGACAGGGTTTCCATTCTCGTCGAGGTCTTGCTGGTTCAGCAACAGTTCTGGGAACGAGATACCAAACAGTTCCTGATCGAGCACCAGCGAAAGCCATGTCTGAGCGATATTGTTATTATCGAGGAACTTCTGTACCTCCTCATCGGTAGTTTTCCATACCTTATGTGCCTCTTGTAATTCTTTTATCTGTTCGTTGATAGACTCCACAAGTGCATCGTACACATCAGACTTTTTCGCGCCACGTCCCGTTACAGAGCCAACAGCAGCACCCATGCCTTCGCCCGATGATGAATCATCAGGAGTGGTGGCTTTTTGTTCGAGGTTCAGTAGCTGTGTCTGCAGGTCGATGATACGTCCACGCAACCATTGTCCCGCATCCTTATAGCGGATGAGCTTCTGTGTGATGTTACCACCCACATACTGTGTGCAGTCGTACATCGGTTGCGGTCCAAGTCCCGCACAGAGATCCGTATTGAACTTGATACCTGCAGCCGTATAGGGCAGCATGTGTGTGAGCAGTGCCACGATGTTAGGCAGGTTGTTACCATAGCCCCATTCTATCCATCCCAGGTTAGGCGTACCAATATTATCCACTCCCTGTTGGCTTTCGTTTCCTGACGAAAAATAGAGCGTAGGTATAGACTTACGCTGAGACTTACCATTTTCTGTGGCACCGGCGCGAAGCTGTGAGCCGATGAAGTCGCCCCATGTGATGTCGCTTGGTCCATCCAGATTATAATAGGAGCGGTCGCCTGGCAGGAGTACCGAGTAGTTACGGCGATGCAGGTCA